ATCACACCGTCATATCGAGGCACGATCGGCTCGACGAGGATCCGCCAGAACAGCACGCTGCCGAGCCGCTCGACGTCCTCGGGCGCCAGCGGCTTGACGCGCGGCTCGTCACGATCCCCGTTGAGCCTCGCGAGCGCTCGCGATACGGCGCTTCGTCCTTCTGCCACGTGTGATTACCTCCTCCTCGGTGACGTCGTTGTCGTCCTCCTCGAGCTCGCCCTGTCGGAGCCGGTCAATCAGCTCCTCGACGCGCTCGAGCATTGCCTGAAGCTCGCTCGCGCGGCCGACGTGCTCGGCGTACCGCTCCTGTTGGAGCCCCTTCGCCATGCGCTCCTTGAGCTGCTCGCGCCGCTCATGCAGCTCCCGCGCGAGCTTCTCGAGCACTGCGATGTGAAGCGGCAGGCCTGCCATGTGTCAGCCGCGACCCTGGACTCCCTTCGCGAGAGGCTGTGAGCTGCCCCAGCCCTGAACGCCGCGCGCCTTCGGCTCNACGCAGCCCGTGCCCTGCGTGCCCTTGTGCTCGAGCGAGCGCGGACGGCCGCGCTGATTCATGCGGTTCGGCCGCACACCGCCGCCACCTTTGGTGGATCCGATCGAGTAAGCCATCAGCGTCCTCCTCCTCGTGCGGAGATCTCGCGCAGGGTCTGCAGACGGATCANCTGGCCTTGCTGCCCGCGCGAATACAGCAGGCCGATGAAGCGAAGCAGCTCGCGAAAACCCACACCGAGCTCGCGCGAGGCGGCCGCGAACGCGCGCGGCGAGATGCGAAAGCCCCGCGAGTGGTGCGAGTACAGGAACGAGCGCGCCTTGCGTACTTCGGCGTTACTGACCGCCACCGCCGCCCCTCCTCGTGCTCTTGCGCACGCGCTTCTTCTCGGCTTCCGTGCGTGCCCTCTCGCGCTCGCGCGCGACTTNGAGAGCGAGCTTGGTGCGGCCGCGCGCCATGTCCTGACGGCGCCGTGCTTGCGCATCCGCGCTCTGCCGCACGATCTGCGCAGCGGTGGACTCGGCGAGCTGCCGGAGCTTTGCCCGATGCTCCTCCTCGCGGTGGCGCAGCCTCTGCGCGTGCTCGTGCTCCTGCTGCTTGAGCCGCGCGACGAACGCAGCGGTCTCGCGTTCGATCTTGGCTTGCGTCTCGGCGTCCTTCGCCGCCTGATCGCTCTCGGCGGCCTGCTGCGCTCCGACCGACATCGGATGCGGCGGCGGCACGGGCGGCAGGTTCTGTGCGGCGGCGATGGTGAGCGCCATCTCGACGTCGGGCGGCAGACTCTCGTCCGCGCGGTAGATGTCGATCGGCGGCAGCGGCACGCCAGTCGACTGCTGCATTTGCGAAGAGACGAGCTCGAGCATCTGCAGCGCCTCGTGCTCGCGGATGTGCGACATGAGGATCGTGTAGACCTGCTCGAACTGATCGGCGGGCAGCGTGTTGCGCGCGATCTCGATCTGACGCCAGTGCGCCGCCTTGTGCAGCTCGTGCTGCTGCCCTGGGAAGGCGCGNATCTGCTGTCCGATCATCGCCCGGGCGTTCTCGCCGATGGGGTCGATGCGGATCGGCGTCGGCACCTGCGGTGCGATGCGCTCGAAGTCCGGCACGCGCAGCGCCTGCAGGAAGCGGCGCACGGCCTCGACCTGCTGCTCGACGCCGAACAGGTGCGGGAAGGCCTTGATGATCTCNAGGACGGCCTGACTGATCGAAATGCGCTGGACGTCCGAGACGATGTTGGGATCGGCGACCGGAATGAAGTCGACCGTGCGCGGATCGAAGTCCTCGCGCAGTGCGTACTTCGCTTCGCCGGCGACGTGATACGGGTACTCGTCGTAGGGCGCGAACTCGAAGAACAGCTCGGCGAGGATGCGGAACTCCTCGCGCGCGGCGGCGAAGATCCGCTTGTGGATCGCCGAAAAGAGCTTCATGGACTGCTCGATGAGCGCGATCGTCGTGCCCACCGGAGCCTTGTTATCGGCCTGGCCGACGAGTACCTCAGTCAGCGAGGCGAAGCGGCGCGCGTCCTGAACGAGCGAGACGAAGAGCTGATGCAGCGCCGGTGACGGTTCACGAAACGGCGGCGTGTAGAAGGTTTTTTGCAGCTCCTCGTACGTCGCGTCGACGTCCTTCCACTTGCCGGGCTCGATCTGAATCGAGCTGCCGCTCTTCGCGCCGTCCTTCGCGCGAAAGCCGCCCTGCAGCGTTGCCATAAGCGCGCTGTCGAGAAGCGCGCGCACCGAACCTGAGACCGCCTCGCAGAGCGAGCCGATGACGTGCAGGAAGCCCCACCCATAGAAGCCGAGCCCGGGCAGGAACTTGTAGTGCGTGAACCAGATGCGCTTCCTGCGCTCCGGATCGTCCTCGCGCCAGTTCCGCCGGATCGAGAGGATTTCCTGCGTCGTGGCATCGACGGTGATGATGTAGGGCAGCTCGAAGCGCCCATCGTCGAGCTCGTCGACGCCTTCGGGAAGCGAGATCTCGATGTGGTACTCGTAGATCTCGTAGATCTCATCGTCCTCGTGCACCACGCGCTGCCGGCGATCGGCGGCGTCCTCGAGGCGCTGGCCGCTGTTCTCCTCGTTCTCGATGGGAGGCGGGCGCGGCAGATCGACGTCGATGAACTCGCCGCGCGCCATCGCGCGCCGGATCTCGGATCCGGTCATCGTGTAGCGATGCGCGTAGCGCGAACAGTTCTCGAGGTCGCGCGCGGTGTACGGGACGATGAAGTCCTCGGCCTTCACGTACCGGGAGCGCGGCAGGCCGTTTCGTGGGTCGGTCCAGCCCTTGCGGAACACCGAACCTGCGATCGGCAGGTAGAACAGCATCTGATCGGTGTCCGCGTAGTAGCCCGGATCCTCGGTCGTCAGGTAGAAGTTCATGAAGCTCTCGGCCCTGCGCACCCGAGCTTCGGACTCCTCGGTCGCCTCACCGGCGTGCTCGCCCTTGACCGGACCGGTGGCCGGGAAGAACTCCTGAATGGCGTTCGCCTGGAACTGGACGCAGGCCTCGGCGAGCACGGGATGCTGCACGGCCGCGGCGCCCGGGAACGGCAGGTTCGATGCGTCGATCTTCTCGATGCCCAGGAGCCGCAAAGCCGTCTCGGTCANATCCTCCCAATGCTTGCGGCTCTCGAGGTCGGTGCGCGCGTACTCGCACAGGCGCTGCGCGAGCCCATAGCGCTGCGACGCGCTCATGTACTGGGCGAGGTTCGCGCCGAATCCGGCGTCCTCGAAGTCCAGCTCGAGCGCGGCGAGGAAGCTGTCGCCGGGACCAGAGAGGTTGACGAGCTCCGTGCCGTCCGGATGCGACACGAACTCCACGTCCCCGTCCACGTAGCGGACCGGGTGCTGTGGAGTCAGCTCGACAAGTTCAACTGGTGGCACTACACGCGAACTCCTCCCCTGCTCTCATGGGGTGGTGGCAGTGATTGCGGCTGCTCCCGTGGGGAGGGGCCGCGTGTCGCGCGCGATAATACCTGCAGGTCACGACGGGAGACAATTTCGGACGGCCCCGGAGAGCAGCACCGGCAGCGACAGGTTTCGGGATCGAAGTCATGCGCCGGCGGGCTGCTCAGCCATAGAAGCTCTTGCGCTGGAGCTTCGGGCTGAACAGGTCGAGATCTTCCTTGTTGTCGTCCTCGTCCTCAAGCTGCAGGTCCATGTACATGCGCATGTACTGCAGCGCAATCACGACCGAGCTCACCTCGTCGTCGAAATCGACGTCGGGGAACTTCGCGCACGTCTCGATCAGATCCTTTGCCCACTTGCGGTTCACATACCAGATGGCGCCCTTCTCGAGCGGCAGGGACGCCATGTGCGCGCGGTAAACGAGATCGCCCTGCACCTTAACCGCGCGGACCGGCAGGCCCTTGCGGCGCATCTCCTGAATGAGNGAGTGCCCCGAGGCCTTCTTCTCCACGAGGATGCGATCGGGCTCCCACGTCTTGGCCGACTCNATCGCCTCGTCGAGCATCTCACCGAAGCTCGGGCGCCACTTGCGCCGCTCGAGGAGGATGGCCGAGATCCGCGGCTGGCTCTTGCTGACCACGCGCGCCGTCTCTCCCTGCCCTGGCTTTCGCGCCAGCTCCTCGTGGTGGAACATGCCCCACGTCGTACGCACCGTGTAGCTGTCCTGCTCGTCATTCTCGAACGCGGTATCGTAGGCCTGCAGCACGAAGAAGATATCAGGCAGCGGGCGTTCGCTCTTGCGGTACTCGGGATGCCAGTCGGGCCACTCCCACAGGCGCCACCAACTGCGCTTGAGGATGCGGCCGCCGGCGCCTTGCGGCTGCTGCTGATACTGCGCGGCCCAGGTGCGCGCGGACACGGCTTCCTTCTCGCGCGCGACCGCCTCCGGCCCCATGCGCTCCGGGCAAAGAAGCGAGTTCGGCTGCTCTCGAGGATCCCGGAAGATCGGCTCGCCCTCGGGACCGTCGCCGCGGTTGATGTACGTGACGCACTTCCTCGAGCCGTCGTACTCCATCGGCAGGCACAGATGCACCCACCGCTTCTCCTCGAGCGCGAGCACGTGCCCGAATACGTCGCCGTCGTGCGTGCGCTGGCCGACGTACACCCGCCGCGCCTTGTTCGGATCGTTCACGCGCGAGCGGAAGGCGTTGTCATGCCACTCGATCGTGCCCTTTCGCTTCGCCTCCGACTCGACTTCCTGCGCGTTGTGCGGATCGTCCAGGATCAGGATGTCGCCGCCGAGGCCCGTGGTCTTGGAGCCGACCGAGATGGACGTCCGGTAGCCGCCCATCGTGTTCGAGAAGCGGTCTACGCGGTTCTCGTCGGCGAGGAGCACGACATGCGGATACCGGTCCATGTACCACTTCGACTCGACCAGGCGCCGCATCTTCGCCGCATCGAGTCTCGCGAGGTCCGCAGCATAGGAAGCGCAGAGGAATTGGATCTCCGGCTCGTCGCACCACACCCAAGCCGGGAACGCCACGCTCACGATGCTCGATTTCGTCATGCGCGGCGGGATGTTGATCATCAGGTTCTTGATGTCCCCGAGCGCGACGTAGGCGAGGTGATCGCAGATCGCGTCGATGTGCCACGACGGGATGAAGGGCTTGGGGTCAATCAGCGGCCAGGCCCTGCGGACGAACTTCCGCAAGCTGCGGCGGCAGGTCTCTGCGCTGACTGCTGTGTAGTAGCGGATCGCCCGCTCGGCGGGCGGGAGCTCGGCAAACCGTTGCAGCACCGTGCCGGATTCACGCGCGCTCCTTGCCTCATGCTCGAAGCGCGCGTCCTCGCTCGTAAGCCGATGCGGCTCCAATGGGAACGGCACCGGCAGGTACTCAACACGGCCACGATCGCAGGCCCCGGAGGAGAGCGGCAGATCGTCGACCACCATCGCACGAGTGGCGCACCCGTGCGACGCGGCGGCGTTATATCACGCGCGCCGCGGAATCGCCTATTGAGGCGGCTGGAAGGGCGGCATATCGGGCACACCGACGCCGCACCGTCTCATGACCGCGCTACCGGCGCCGGCGCCCGCTGACAGCGGCGTCGACCGCATCGTCGATTCGCTTGTCTCGATACTTGAGCGGATCCGGCGACATCAGTTGCGCGGCCGAACGCACCGATTCCGCGATGTCCTCCGTGATTGTCGTATTGCGGTAGTAGCGCGGCCTGTTGCTCGTGCGGGTCTTCCCGCTCACGCCGGTCTGCTTCTCGTCGCGTCTCTGGCGGCTCATTTCTGCTCCTGCTGCTGGTGGTGGGTTCTGCCGTAAATGGCATAAAGGCATAGATACGGCATACCTATGCCCGCCTAGTCTTCACGCGTGATGACTCTGACGGTGATCTCTACCTCCGTATCGGGCTCGAACTCCTGCAGCATGCGCGGATCGCAGAACGCGAAACTGAGCTCGCCGACCGGCCATGCCCTGCCCCACAGCGCATAGTTCGCGTACTGGCTGTCCGCCACCTCGTCGGCACGAAGCGGCACGATCGCGACCGAAGCTGTCCGCGGCTCTCCACGCCGTTGGGCATGAAGCTGAATGCTCTTGACGCGCGCCAGGATCTTCATTGCGCTGGCCGTTCTTCCTTCAGCGCCTCGCCGATCTGATCGTGCCACGTCACCGTGCCGCCGAGTCGGCGCGCGTCCTCCTCCACCACGCGTCGATCCCACCGGAGCTGATTCTGGTACCACCGCGCATGCAGATCGCGCAGCCACGAGAACACGCGCACGAGCGCTCGAGCGGCCGCAATCACGCGCTCCGTACTCACGTCTGCTACCTCCCCCTACTCGATAACGCGCAGGTCCGTGATAGCGACCGGCACCGGATTGACGGTGATGGCGATCGACTCCTCGCGAGTGACGTCGGCCGTGGTGTCGGCCCATACGACGTTCGACGGATCCGAACGGCGGCCGGCGGAATTGACCGACTCGACCGCGAAGTACCAGCGGCCGGGCTCCAGACTGTCGACCGTGTACTCACGTGCGGTCGGATCGTTGAGTTCGCGCACCTCGGTGAGCGTCTCCTGTCCTCGGCCGTAGAGGATCCGGTAGCCGGCGAGATCGGTGAGCGGCGAGCCGTCCGTGTTCTCCGTCGGCGGCGTCCATGTGAGATGGACGTGCGTCCTGCCGCGCCATACGCACGTGAGCCGGTATGTCTGACTCGTGACGATCACCGGNAGCGTCTCNGTNCCGCTCGCCGCCTTCGTGCCACTCCAGCCACCCGAGGCCGTACATTCGGTCGCACCCGGCGCGTCCCATGTGAGCACAGGTGTCACGCGGCCGTCGCCGCTNGTGAGGNNCGCAGTGAACGTAAGCTGCTGAGCCGTCGCGCTCGCGCACGCCGCGAGCGAAAACATCACCGTCAGGAACAGGGTTCGCATGGACTGATCTCCGTGTAGGAAGGTTGCCAGCCGCGAGCCGCCAGTACTCGCAGCGTCATTTCTACCGCGCGCTTGGAAGCGACGTCATCCTGATCGAAGCGCAACACATACCAGCCGAGAAGCGCGGCCGCGTTGTACTTCTGCATGTCCTTCCGGAAGCCGGCCGGGCTCGCGTGCCCGCCGAGCACCACGTAGCGCGTACCGAGCTTGCGCACCGTAGCCGGATCCGTGATGCGTACCATGACGAGGCCCTCGATCTCGACGGCCACGAGGTACTGCGGCCANGCGAAATCGAATCGCCACTGGCGCGGCGTCAGCTTGCCCGTCGTGGGCGACCGGCGCGTGAGCTCCCGGGCGAAACGGAGCTGCCGCTCCGGTTCCGGCAGCCCGAACATCCGGCAGTGCAGCGCGAAGAGCTCCTCGGGATCCTCGGTGCGACGCTGCCGCCGTCGAGCGCGCATCTTGAGCGCCTCGGCGACCGTCTTCGGCGTCTCGGGCGCTTCCTGCGCGGCGCGCGACGCCGCTGGACCGAAGCTTGGAAGGCGCTTCCAGCGCATCAGTCGGCTTCCCGCGCGCGATGACGGCTCTGGATCGTCGTGCCGTCGATCACCGGCCCACGCAGTGCGTACGCACGCACCTGTCGCCGCGCGGCCGCCTCGAAGTCACCGAGATCCTCGGCCTTCTCCTCGGCCTTCGCCGCCATGCCGTTGGCGTTCGAGCTCAAGTCGCCCTGCCAATCGTCCTGCGCATCCGCGGCCGACAGCGGCAGCTCCTGCTGCTGCCCCTGCGGATTCGCCAGGCGCGTCTCACCGAGCGTCAGGCGCACTTCCCGGTTCTGGTGCTCCTGCAGCAACAGGTTCGACTCCCCGATACCGGGCCGCACGTGCAGGTGAAAGCACATCTCGGTCATGCCGCCGACATGGGGCCGGAACCGAACGCGGGTGATGCGCGCGGCCGGAATGTCGCCGTCCTCGCCCTCGATCAACTCGAACTCGATCTTGCGGTTGCCCGCATAGATCGCGCAGTACTCGGCCTCGAACGCTCCGTCGATCGCGACGTAACCCTGCACGCGCGACCACCACGCGCACGGCTCCCACACATCCCCGCGGCGGGTGAACCACGAGCGATGCGTGTACTGCCCGAGAATCTCATCGAGCTCGCCGGGCGTGAGCATCAGGCCCTCGCACGGAATCGCGAACTCCGGCTCCTCCTGCGCGCCGATCATGCGCAGATTGTTCGCGATCTTGCCGAAATAACAGCTCTTTCTAGCGAATTCGGGCAGCTTCATTGACATCGTGGTCTCCAGTCTGCGAATACCCCCGCGCGTACCCCCGCGCGTACCCCCGTCTCACGGCGTGCGGATTCCGGCGCTCGCCGAACTGCGCCAGCGGGTCGTCCCTTGAGCTCCAGCACGCGCTTGCAGCGCCGNTCACGGTCCGGCCTGTAGGGTAGTAGCGGCCCCATCGGGATCNCCGCTCCTGAGGCGCGTGTGTTCGTCTGAGCGCGATGCTCGGGCCAAGGGCTCGCCGTAGAGCGCCTCGAATGCCTGCGCGTAGGTCACCGGCTTGCCTGACTGGCCGCGGCCGAGCACGACGGTCTCAAGGCCGTGCGCGAGGATAGCTGCGCGCATGCGCTCGCGGCGCGTNTCGCGGTCGGTGACGCCGTCTGTGATGCGCGCGCCGTGCTGGCGCAGTCGGCGGGCCAGCCAGAGCTCGCGGTCGAGCAGTTCCGCGACCGGCGATGCCATCAGGCGGCCCTCCGCTGCGTGGCGATGTCTGCCTCGGCGCGTGCCATGCAGTCCTCCCATGCGGCCCGCTGCAGGTCCACCGGCACAACCCCGCCGCTCTCCGCGGCCATCTCGCGCATGTCCTGCGCCCAGGCGCGCGTGTACGCGACGAGGGTTTCAACCGCGCGCATGAATTCGGGCGATGCGTCGGCGTGTGGGTTCTCGCGCCTCGTGGTCGCACGCATCGCGAGATAGCTTGCGGGTTGACCGTACTTGTGCGGATTCGCCCGGAGCTCGCGCAGGAGGTGCGCGACGAGGTGACGATTGGCGGCGACGTCCCACTGGTCTCCCTGCCAGTCGGCAGGTCTGGGCAGTGCGGGCACGCGCGGCCCCTCGTCCACGTCAGGGGCATCGCCCACCGTGCGACAGAGCCGGACGAATTGCGGCAGAGACGGCGGAGCGGCGGCGCCGGAGTACATCAGCCGGCGCATCCCACGCTCGAGCTCGTGGTCCTTGAGGCGACCGATCATCGCCACCCACTCGGGAGGCGGCGTCGGCCCGAACCGGCGCTCGACGGCGTCAGCGCCGAACGAGCCGCAGAGGCGCTGCCAGATCGCCTGAGCCTTCTGCTTCGGGGTCGGGTTCGACGTCGATTGTTCGTCCATCGTCACTCTCCGGGGAGTTCGGGGAATTCAGCCGCATCAGCCGCTCGTACGCCGACTCGGGTTTCCTCGGCGGAGCG